TTTCTTTTCCAGTAGTTGTGTGTGCGAGCGCCGTAGGCGTAGAGAGCCTCTTGGTCACCGGCAGTCATGCGAGTGTCGATGTCGGCCTCGGCTTGGAATTGCAGCCACTGAGGAGAAGACTCCTGCCAGGCGTCCTCCATGCGACGCAACACGTCGCCGTCGCTGTTGCCTGATACGCCTAGATAGCCTTGGGGGAAGCCGATGCCGGATGGTGATGCCATGAGTACCTCTTGATAAGTGTACAATAGCAAAGAAAATAATTTACTTGATAGAAATCGAGAGAAAAGAGCTAGTCTTCGTCTTTTTCCTTCTTATCCCCAACTACTATATCCATCAGAGCGTCCATTGCAAAATATGCGTCGTGCTCACAGGCGTGCGATGAGATCAGACATACCAGGCTTCCAGTATCCGCGTAGACTGCCAGTTTTCCAGGATCATTCTCGTCCTCATGCACATATACCGTTTTAGCCAAAGCCAAGTTAATCCAGTCCTGATCTTCGTTCTTGATCCACATGTTTCCTCTTTTTGTAAGTTATTGATTGTTAGGGCTGGGGTGTCACTATCTCACGGGCTGGAGACTTCGCTAATCTTGACAAGCGTGTCCACATTCACAAACGGAAGGCACATCTCTCGGTAGAACTCAACCAAGTTGAAGTAATGTCCTGGAATGGTCACGCAGTCTCGCAAGCACTCTGACTCGAGGATTTCGTTTTTGGAAAGAAGATATCGGTTTCCTATTTCGTAAACACGCACGCTAAATGGATACTCAAAAAGCTCTTCGTCGCTATCGCATTGAATGAAATCCTGAAAGGTGTCGTAAAAAAGGATACTGTACCTCCTGCAAATGTCCTCCCAGGTGTCGTTTTCTTCCCAGCGCAATACCAAAGGTACGTCGTCCCTCCAGGGAGGGATAACAATATCGTCTTCTGAAAGATCAATCGCCTGTATTACCACCCACGTCCCCTTTGTTGTGCGCCCGGCTGAAAGAAATCCCCCATCGGGTCCCATGACTTCTGCGGAGCCGGAGCATCTCGCCTTACTGGATACACGCCGTGCTGGAAGCGTGTGTAAAGCACGTAGCGTAAGGCGTCTTCGCAATGATCGTTCGTCTTCATCGGCTTATCCTCGCCATGCTTCTGCGCTGTCTCATCCCACACATAAGATGTGTATTCCCCTATGAGATTCTTACAAGCCTTGCATATCTTAAGCGTTCCGTCGGATAAAAGTCTCATGTGCAGATGGAGGCCCTCCATCACATCGTTGTTAGCGTCTAATACGCTCCAGCGCGTTGAGTGCCTAATCTCCGTCTTGAGCCCCGCTGCTGAGGGGTCGACATAGATGGCTTCGATGGGGATCTCGCCGATGAAGTTAACGAGGTCGGCAACGTACTGCGCATTAGTTTTCTGCCTTCCTTCTTTTTTAGAATCCCAATAGTACTCGCGCTCTACCCAGATATTAGGATACAAAGTAGGATCGTAACCCAGAAGAACAAAAGCGCAAGGGTTGCTGGTTCCATAGTCAATTCCTACGTAGTATTCACGCGCGAGCCCCGGGGGTGATTCAATCACATGGCGGCTCTGGTCAAACATGCTAAACACAGCGCCTTGAGCCATCGTCCAGAGGCCCTGCACTTTGCGTTTGAACCAGATGCCAGTGTTCTCCTTTTTAATGTTGGCGATGTATGTTTGTGATAACGAGGGGTTGTCTTCTAAATGGAAGTCCCAATACGCAATATCGAGTTCGTTCTGACGGTCGATAAAATCTTTCTTGAGCCAGTGATAAGGAGAGTCTGGGTTGGTCGTTGCGAAGAGGCGTGCACCATCGACGCTCAAACGATCGAGCAGCGTTCTCCATACATTTTCTGGGAGGAGTGTAGCCTCGTCGACCAGAGCCCCGGCGTAAGTAGCGCCGAGGATGCGCCCTTCAGCTCGAGCGTCGGAAGCTCCGATGACGTAGACTTTGCGCCCGTAGATGTTGAGTTCACCATAGCCGATTTTGTAATCAATGTCAGTGCCGCAGAGATCGAAAAGAAGGTTGATAACATTCTGTCGCAATGTACGCTCAGATCGCCCCAGGATGGCGCAGAGGCCTGGTGGACCGTGGAGACAGAAATCTAGAAAAGCAATCAGCGCAACAAACGATTTGCCGGAGCGAACAGAGCCGCACCAGATGTTAATCCGCTTCGTTGCCTCGTTCAGACTCGCCAGCTGCTTTTGGCTCAAAGGCTTGATCAGGAACATTTGCGGGCTTCTTCAGTTGTATTATTAGTTGTTCGACACGCTCAGACTGCGGTGCTAAAACAGCGTGGGAATATCCGCGCTCTTTGCCCTTGTTGTTGAGCACGTAAAACGCAGACTTAAGATACGCGTTAGGATCTTCGTTCGTGAGTCCGCGCATGAGTGCCGACTCAGACATATCAAGCAGGGTCTCGCCAAAGCCGCTACGCGCGTCAGCGAGGGCTTTTGTTAATTCCGGATCTGCATCAATTCGCTTTTTAACTGTAATATAATCGCAGTTAAGTTCCTTGGCTACATACGTTACGCGACCATGTTGCTTTTTGATGCTTGCGAGTATCTGGACTTTTGTTCCTTCCCATGGAACGCCTGGAGTACCCATTAGTTTAGCTCCTCCGTTACTTCGCCGTTCTTCTTCACAACGCAATCTTTTCCAGCTTTGGTGCGATATTTGATCCAGCGCTTGACGATTAGGTCGCAGTAAGCCGGAGAGAGTTCGATTCCACAGCATTGGCGCTTGAGTTGCTCGGCTGCGATGAGTGTGGTTCCTGAGCCGAGGAACGGGTCATAGACCGACTCGCCCTCGGCTGTGTTGTTTTTGATTGGGCGCGTCATACATTCGAGGGGCTTTTGGGTGCTGTGACACGTGCGCTCGTCGTCCTTATTGGCTCCAAACGCGTTCAGGTTGGCTATCTCCCAGAGGGTGGATTGATCCCTCGCTCCCGTCCAGTTATGCTTATGGCCCTTCTTTACCGCGTACCAGCAAGTCTCGTGCTGCCAGTGATAGTCTCCCCTTGAAAGAGCAAAATGCTGCTTTGCCCAAACGATCTGCGATTTGATTTCGAACTCGGCCTCTTCCAGGCTTTTCTGGACTTCGGAAGCAAAGCGCCCGGCGTGCCAGACATACGCAACCGATCCAGGGAATAGATGCCAGGCTAGCGCCCAGTTGACTTTGTCATCATTTTGAACCATTCCCATCGCTCTAATCGCTCTAGCTGAAACACCCTGCCTCCCTTTAATATCCTTTCTCCACGTAGGATCATATTCCACGCCATACGGGGGGTCTGTCACCATGAGGATTGGAACATCCGATCCCAGACAGCTTTCAACAACATCCGGCAGAGTACAGTCACCACAAACCAGCCGATGATCGCCTAGCTCATACAGATCCCCGAGCTTAGTTACCGCGTCCTCATCTTTGCCTGGGCTTAGAGCCTGATCCTCGTCTTCCTCGATGGTGTCTATTTCTTCGATGTCTTCAAAGACAGCTCGATCAGCGTCAGTAAAGCCCCACGCTGCGAGATCGTCTTCTTCCCAGGCGTTTGCCAAAATGTCATGATCCCACTCGCCCACGTTGCGATTTAAGCGTAGGCAAAGTTCGTCGATGTCCTCTTGTGCCATGGGATCGTCAGCTACCCAGCACTCTACCTCTTTCGCCTTGTTCTTCTTCAGCAGTGAGATGCGCTGGTGGCCGCCTATAATCATCCCCTCTTGAGTGATGATCGGCTTGTCTATCAGCCCAAACTTATCCATGCTCTTTTGCAGATGCTCAGCGTCGTGCTTAGATAGCTTACGAGGGTTTTTCGGGTGAGGCTTTAAGTCTTTAAGCTTGCGTGTTTCTATGTGCCATTTCATCATATCCGCTATCAAAGCATTTCTTTGAATAAAAAGAAAGAGTGAGTATTGACGGCTAATAGGCTCTCCCTGTATACTAACAGGCGTTAGTAACCACAGACCAAGAGGACAAGATGGAACCAAGTATTAGCGCTCTGTATGAGAATCATTTTGAGCAGTTTATGGAAAAGTGTGAGGAGAGCAGTGAGTTGCGGGAGGCGGTTTACAGTGAGTTCGCTTCTTCGCGGCGTGACGTCG